GTGCCGCTGGAACCCGAAGCGGGTCTGCTCCGGCAGGCATACGAGGACGTGCTGGGCGGCAAGTCGCTGCGCCGCATCGCGCTGGACTGGAACGCCGCCGGAGTCCCCACGTCGCGGGGCGCGGCGTGGACGAACAACCGCATCCGCCGGATGCTGCTCAACCCGCGTTACGCCGCTCTGCGCCTGCAGCCCCTGCCAAAGCCGAAACCTGGCGAGACGTCGTCCGCGTCGGCCGAGCCGCAGTACGTGCCGGGCGAGTGGGAGCCGGTCGTCGACGAGGCGGTCTGGCGTGGTGTCGTCGCGCTGCTCAGTGACTCCAGTCGCGCCATCTGCACCACGTTCGAAGTGGCCCACATGGGCGCCGGTATCTATCGGTGCGGTCGGTGCGACTCGCCGATGAACACGGCGTACGACAAGCACGGCAAACGGCTGTACCGGTGCAAAGCGCAGCCCCACCTATCGCGGCGCGGGGAGCCGGTCGACAACCTGGTGCAGGCGTGGCTGCTGGAGCGGCTGTCGCAGCCCGACGCCCACGACGTGATCCCGGCGGAGCAAGACGGCGGGACCGTGGACGCGAAGCTGTTAGAGGCGGAGCGGGCCGAGCTGGTCGCGCGGAAGTCCGACCTTTCCGCGGCGCTCCGTGACGGGCTGCTTGATCTCGCGGCTGTCCGGCGCGACTCAGAGATCCTGACTCGCCGGATCGATCAGATCGACCGGCAGCTTGCCGATGCGGTGCGGGTGTCTCCGGCTGCCGGGTTGCGGGCTGCTGCTGGCGACGCTGAGCGGCTGTGGGCGGTGTGGCAGGTGATGAGTCCGGCCCAGTGTGGGCAGGCGATTGATGAGCTGCTGACCGTCACTGTGCAGCCGTGCCCGTTGGGGCTGAGGGGCTTCGCGCCGGAGTACATCGACATCGATTGGAAGCGGTCCGCGTAGGAGTGAGATCTCCGAGGTAGGCCCCTTGCTACTACACGCTGCCCGGCGTGGCTCGAATGCGAGCCGCGCCGGGCTTTTTTGTGTTTCGGCTGCTCAGTGATAGGTGGGTTGCCGACGTGTTGGCAGGGTTCGGCCGATAGCGGCAAAAGCATTGGATAGCAGCGATATTCGGCAACAGTCAACATTCGAGAGCGTTTGTAAGCTTTGGGAGCACAACAGCTTCCCGGCCACGCCGCGCTGGGGCAGAGGTCAGGCACAGGCCAGACCGCGGGCAGGCGCAGTTGCCAACCGCGGCACTGGAAAGGACCCGCCGTGATCGACCTCGATCATGACAAGCTCTACAGCTCGGAAGCGGCAGCGCAGCTCCTCGGACTCCACTGCGCCACAACCGTTCGGCGGCTGTGTAGGCAGCAGCAGATCCGCGCAGTGCGCATCGGCCGCAAGTGGATGATCTCCGGCCGCGAGATCGCACGAGTCCGCGCCGAGGGTACCGACCCCATCGGCGGCGCGGCATGACTGCCAACCAACTCTCGCCGTGGATGGCCCGCATCCCCGACGAACAGCGCGATGCCGTGCGCCAGGCGGTCAAGAAGGCCCCGCCGCTGACCGCGCAGCAGATCACCCGCATCGCAAGGATCATGCGCGGAAGCGGGAACGGGCAATCGGAGACGGCCGCTTGACCGGCGTCGACGAGCAGCGACGCCTGACCGCATTCCACGAGGCGGGTCACGTCGTGGCGGTGGAACTGCGCGGCGGTCAGGTTCTCGATGTCACCATCGAGCCGGACGGCCGGAACCTTGGGCTCACCCAGCATTGCAGCAAGCCCTGCGACTACGGGTTCATCGCGTACGCCGGGCCGTGGGCGACGGCGCGGGCTCAGTGGCCGCTGTCTGAGCTGGATGGCCAGGACCAGGACGGCTGCACGTTCGCCGACTACGTGACGGTCGAGTTGATCCGTGAAGTGGACGGAGATTTCGCCGTCTACAAAGCGCACATCGACGACGATCACCGCTACCTCGGCCCCACCGACGCCAAGATTGTGCAGGCCAGTCGAGAGGCTTTGTGGCACAGAGAACTTGAGGCGCTGTGGCCCGCGATCCAGGCCCGCGCAAACGGCCTGTTGAACATCTGAAACGTCAGCGGCCCCGACCGCTCCACACGCGATCGGGGCCGACTGAACCACCGAAAACGCCATTCAGGGTACCACCCGACAGACTCCCGCACAGCAGTGAAACCGGTTCCCGCACAGAGCCACCCACCGAATACGAAACAGGAAGGTTCACAACTGTGCAGCAACAGACGGCGAGGTCCGTCAACTGGTCAGTCGTGCACGAGTACGTGCTCCCGGTGCTGGAGCGGGCGGGCGACTTCCCGATGGTCGGCACCGTCGCTTGGTGCGCGTTGGCCGATGACGATCCCCGCAAGATCGCGGCCGTCTTCGATGCGGCCCAACACTGGGCGCTCCGAATCGAGGCATCGCAAATCGCTCTGGCTGACGCCTCCAAGGAGATTGCGGCAGCGGCTGACTGGGCGGGGATAGCTCGCCGCATCACGCAGGCCGAGGGCGTGCGGATCCGGAGGGTCGCGTGACCTGGACCAAACTGTCAGATGACTACGGCGATGACTGTGACGAGTTGTCCGACGCAGCGTTTCGGCTCCACACCGAGGGATTGATCTGGAGTAACCGCAAGCTGACCGACTTGCGCATAGACAAAGCGAAGATGCATCGCTGGGCCACTCGCCCCGAGGCGGCCCCGGAACTTGTTGCGTGTGGGTGGTGGATGGACGAGGGTGACCACTATCTGATCGTGCACCACGGCCGTTATCAGCGGTCCCGAGCAATGGTGCTCAAGCTCCAGAAGCGGAACCAGCAGAACGGCGCGTCAGGCGGCCGGCCGCCGAAGGTTCCACGGGAACGGTTCTCACCCAGACAAACCCAGCAGGAAACCCACTTGGTTCCCAAGTGGAAACCCAAAGGGACGGGACGGGACGGGACGGGACAGGGCTACGGATCAGGGGTACGGAACTAAAGCCGGCACCGACGAAATCCGGAGTGTGCGAAGACTGCCGCCAGCATCCCGCTGCCGGTACTGGCTTCGACCCCACGCGGTGCGCATCGTGCACGGAGGCTCGTGCTGCTGAGGCGGCGGAGTGATGGGGCGTCCGGTGCTGGCGGCATATGAGGTGACGGCTGCGGCTTCGGTGGATTGCCGGGTGTGCGGCGAGCTGGTCGGGGCGTGGTGCGTGGACAAGTTCGGCCGGCCGACACGCGTGCCGCACGTGCAGAGGATCGCGGCTGCCCGTCCAGCCGTCTCAGCGGCGCTACCGCAGGAGAACACCACCTCGGCCGGGTCTCCGGCAGGGATGGGGGGTTCCGACGCCGCAGAAGCGATCTCAGAGCCGCTTTGGCGTGACCCGTCCGAACCGATCCACCCGTGGGGAGCGGATGAGTGAAGCGCCCGGCTAGCGCAATGCTAGCGAGACGCTATAAATAGCTAGATCGATTGCCGCACAGGGCAATTGATAACCCACATGTTAACCCCCCGTCTAACCGTTAGCGAGGAGGATTGATGGCGATGTCAGCGGCCGAACGAGCACGGGCCTACCGCGAACGTCACGCGAATCGTGTGCAGGCACGACTTGCGGAGCGCAGGCGCGCAGCGGCCCGGCTCAAAGCCGCGCTGACTGGGATCTCCTTGCCTGACCTGCCGCGCGCGGCGTGTCGTGGGCACGCCACCCTGTTCGACCCGCAGAACGACGGTGAGCCCGATGTTCACGCTCACACCCGTTGGGTGCGGGCCGTCGAGATCTGCGACGGCTGCCCCGAGTTGGCCCCCTGCGCCACATGGGTCGACCAGGTCCCCGAGAAGTCCCGGCACGGCGTCATCGCCGGCCGCTTCCACAAGTAACAACCAGATGAGAGAGGGGCATTCGATGGAACGTCGAATCCTGTTGGCCCGTATAACCGACCGTGGCCCGCTATTCACGCCGTGGGCGATGCACTTGCTCACCGGTGTGTCTGTGGAGGAGTTGACGGCGTGGTTCGAGGGGCATCCGCTGGCGCATCCCGATACGGGGTTGCCGGATCGATGTTGGACCGAGATTCCTCAGGAGTGGGGGCAAGCGGGTCGGCGGCGGGCCGCTGAGATCGCAGCCGCCACCGGCACATACGACGCACTCACCGCAATGCGCTACGTGGCCGGCCACCGGTACGGCGTCGAGCTGGTCATGGAGGACCGGGCGTTGTGGATGCCGAAACCGGAGGTGGTGGGGTGATCGAGATCGAGGGGCTGGTGCTGGAGCCCTCGGATGCGGAGGCACTGCAGATTGCGCTGGAGCGATACGAGCGGAAGGTGGCTCGGGACGGTGCGCGGCTGTCACGGCAGTTGGCGCGAATCAAGATGGACCTGGCCGCATTCGTCAGTCGCGCCGGATCGCGCGTGGACACGACAACACGACCAGCTCATGGTACGGGCTGCGATCCTGACGGCGAACTGTTCATCGACACGGCGGAGGCGGCGAAAATGCTTGGTATCACCGAGGACGCGGTCCGGCGACGTTGCCGCTCAGGCATATTCGTCAACGTGGCCAAGCGTGTACGCGGCCGGTGGATGGTCCCGTCGGCGGACGTCGAGGCGGTGATGCGGAATGTCTGACGTCGGGTTCGCTGTCGCACCAAGCAAGCGTTCCCAATTGGTGGATGTGCGGGAACTACGGTCGGCCGGCCGATTCGAGGTGCGTTCCAGAGAGGCCGACACCATCGTCCTCGAGGGCTACGCCTCGACGTTCGAGCCATACGAGATGTATGGCGGGCCGGCGGCCGGTGGCTGGATCGAGCAGCTCGCCACCACAGCGTTCGACCGGACATTGCGCGAGAAGCCCGACTTGCATCTGCTTATCAACCACGAGGGCATGCCGTTGGCTCGCACCATATCGGGCAACCTGGTCCTGTCCACCGATAGTCACGGCCTCAAGGTGTGGGCCGAGCTTGACCGCTCCGACCCTGACGTGCAGCGGCTGGAGCCCAAGATGCGCCGCGGCGACATGGACGAAATGTCGTTCGCGTTCCGCGTGAAGATGCAGGTGTGGTCGGAGGCAACGGGTTACGACGACCCCATGAGTCACCGACTGATCACGGAGGTCAGCCTGCACAAGGGCGACGTGTCGGTGGTGAACTTCGGCGCCAACCCCACTACGGAGGTGGAACTTTTGAAGAAGCGTGAGTTCGGGCATGAGCGATCCATGACGGCTGCGGAGCGCGCGGCCCGTATGAGGCGGGACGAGAAGCGGCGACAGCGCAGCAATGACGCATTCGAGGCATCGTTGGTGACCATCAGGGATGCACAGCGTGCAGCCCCATCACCCGCGACTGGAAGCGTGTTCGCGTCGATGGATGCGCTGGACGCCGAGATCGCCGCCACCGACCCAGATACATACCGCTGCGCGGTGCTGGCCGAGCAGGCGCGGCGCGATGCGTTCGACCGTGAGATCTCGGATCGGCGTTGGCAACTAGGACAGACGGCGGCGGTCAGCGCTAGGGGGGCGGCCGAGACCCTGATCCAAGAGATGTGCCGCGAGGAGTACGCCCGCCGCGACGCTGCCGACGAGGTGCTGGCCGCGATGAATCGCGCCGCCCGGCGGTAATCAGACTTCGGTGGCCCGGTGAAACGCGGAGCGTTCTTGAACGTTCTTCCCTCCGCTGCGTGCGCCGTTGGCATTGGAGACCAGCGCCGCCACCGGGCCACCAGAAACACTCTGATCGAGAGAGAGCAACATGACGGCACCTATTGAGCTGGCCCAAGTTTGGGTCCCCCTCATGCCGGAGACCTCCCGCATGTCGGCGGGTGTCAACCGGTTGGCTTCTGATGCTGAGCGGCGGTTCGGCCGGTCCGGTCAGGTCATGGGGGCCCACATGGCACGCGGCATCGATCAGGGCAGCAGCCGGGCGGTGCAGGCGCTCAAGGCGGTCGAGAAGCAACAGGGCCTCGTCACGAAGGCGGCGGCGAAGAACGCTGACGCCCAGGGCCGTGTTCGGGTCGCGATGGCGGCGCTGGAGGACATCAACCGCAAGTCGAGCGTCACTACGCGGCAACGTGTCTCAGCTGAGGAGATGCTGGCACGGGCGCACCGCAATCAGCGCACCGCCGCATCCGAGCTGACCCGCCAGACACGGATGCTGCACACGGCGCAGCAGGAGGTGCGGCGCGCCGGCCCAGTGGGCGCCACCGCGTTCCGCACCAGTTTCGCCGGGATCCGCTCCGACGCGTCCGGCACGGGCCGGTCGATCGAGACGGCTCTCGGTGGGGGGATGTCGCGGGCCGCGCAGTTCGGTGGCCGCGCAATGTCGATGGCGGTCAAGACCGCCACGGCGGGGCTCGCCACGTTGGGACTCGGGGGTAGCTTTGCCGGGGTCCAGATGATCACAGGCGGCCTCGACAGGCTGTCGACGATGCAGGACGCCACCGTCGCCATGACAACGCTGCTGGGGGATCAGGCCGAGGCGCAACGCGTCGTCAACCAAGTCACAGATGCGGCGCAAGGCACGCCGTTCGCCGCCGACCAGTTCCTGAACATGGCCCGCACAATGACGGCGATGCAGGTTCCGGCCGCTGATATCGAGGGCCACATCACCGCGATCGCCAATGCTGTTGCCGCGTCCGGCAAGGGAGCGGGCGCGTTGGACCAGTTGGCGCTGATCTTCGGCAAGATCAGCGCGCAGGGCAAGATCCAGGGCGACGAGGCGCTGTCCCTAATGGAGGCGGGCGTACCCGCCCTGCAGATCTTGGCGAACTCGTTCAATATGACGACTGCGAGATGCAGAAGATGATCAGCAAGGGCGAGGTGGACGCCCCGCGCGCGCTGGCCGCCCTCACCGACGGCATCATGAACGGCAGCGATGGTGTGGCGGGCCAGACCCGCGCTTTCGGTGGCGTGATGGAGGAGCTACGTAAAACCTACACGGGCGCGAAAGAGGTGTTCAAAGCTCAGCGCAAGATCCTGGGTGCGGAGTTCATCAAGCCGCTATTCGACCGTCTCCCAGACGGTTTGAACACCATCTCGGATTACATGAAGTCGCTGCGGCCCGGCGCAGCCGAGCTGGGCACCAACCTCGCGGACGGCATCGAACGGTTCATCACGTGGGTACAGTCACCCGCCACCCAGCAGGGCATCGGGGTATTCAAGTCGGGACTGGCCGATATGGTCTCGGCCGGCCGCGAGGTGGCACCGGGGCTGATGGCCGCGTCGAAGACTGCCGCCACCATGTTCGGGACCAGCGCGATATCCGCCTGGAAGCTGGCGGCGGAAACACTGAAACTGCTTGCTCCACTGATCAATTCACTCGGAAACTTCGCCGCCAGCAACCAGGGGGCGGTCAATGCGCTCGGCATGGCCATCGGAGCCCTCTACATCAAGGGCCGTCTGCTCGGCCCCACCCTCACCGCCGCCAACGCGGCTTCTCGCGTGTGGGGTGGCACCGTGGGGGCGTTGCGGGCGCCACTGCGCGATGTCACCGACCGCACCACCGGCCTGGTCACCCAGACGGGCCTGCTGACCCGTGCCCAGCAGGGCGCACTGGGCCCCGTGGGGCAGATGCGGCTGGCTTACCTGCATGGTGCGCAGCAGGCCAGCCGGTTCGCCCGCTCCCAAGAGATCCTCACCCCAGCGGCTCGGCAACTTCGAGATCAGATGATGGGACAGCTCGGGCCGCTGGCACGTGTGCGGCAAGGTGTCTCCGACACCACGACCAAGCTGCGCGGAATGCAGACCGTCATGGGCGGGATGCGGGCAGCGGGTAGCGGCATGAGCATGGCGGCCAGCGGACTCATGGGGGCCCTCGGCGGGCCGTGGGGGCTGGCCATAACGGGTGCCACCGTGGCCATCGGGGCACTCGGTGCGGCCCATGCTGACGCGGCGGCGAAGGCGGCGGAACTGCGGCAACGCGAGATTGAATTGCAAAATACCCTGGACGCCACTACCGGCAAGGTGACCCAGGAGACGCGGGAGAAGATCGCCGAACGGTTCGACGACGCGGACGCCTACAAGGGGAACTCAATCTTCAAGCGAGCCAGTGAATTTGGTGTTAGCGAGAAGGATTTGGTGGATGCCTCCATCGGCAATGACACGGCCTATGGCGAAGTGCGCGAGCGCGCCGACGCTGCGATCAACCGCGCACTCGACAGCAATCGCCGTGCCTCCGCGATGGTGGAGGAGCTGGCGAATATGGGAGTGTCTCGCGAGGAAGTACTCAACGCCCTATCCAAGGAGGGGGCTGGTTGGGACATCGTCAACCAGAAGATCGAGGAGCACAACAACGCGCAGCGGGCGGCCGGCGACTCCGGCGCACCGGTCATCAACAGCCTGGGCCAGCTCGTTAAGGTGCTGCCCGACGTGGCTGAATCGTGGACCGTCATCACCCAGGCGATCAACGAAGAACGCCGTGAGACCACGAAGGGTATGGAGGCTCGCAAACGGCAAACCGCTGGCGTGCACGGTCTGTGGAAGGAGACGGAGGAAGCGACCAAGCGGTTCGCCGACCTGGGGGCCAAGATTCTCGAAGTCCCCACCGACACCGAGATTGTGGTGGATGTGCTGGACGAGGAGGCTCGCGCCACGCTGGAGGAGCTCGGCTATACGGTCCGTGACATCGACGGCACCGTGAAGGTGACGGCCGACACGGACGAAGCCAAGAACCGTATGAAGGAGTTGGTCACTGAAATCGACTCCACCACAGCGCGTCTGACGCTCGATATTGACACGCGGCGGGCCTATGACGCGCTCAACGGACTGCAGGGCATGATCGCGGGCATCGAGTCGGGCGACATCGGAGCCAGCCCCGACGCCCAACGCATCCTCGACTCCCTGCCGCCCCTCACGCCGCGTGCCCGGGGCGCTGTTGACGTGTGGGGGTCGGTGTCGTCGTACGCCAACGGCAAGCTGCCCAGCACGGCAGTGATCCAGCACCCGGTCGGCCGGCGCGGGCTCGTGCAGTGGGCTGAGCCGTCCACCCACGGCGAGGCCTTCATCCCGCTGGCACCGTCCAACCGTGCCCGCTCTCAGGCGATCTGGGAGGAGACGGGCCGTCGTCTCGGCATGATGCGCAGCTACGCCCAGGGCGGTCTGAATCCCGGCACGGCCTACGTCAAGGATCTGATCGCGCAGATGTTCCCCGTCGGCGACATCGGCGGCTGGCGGCCGGAGGACGGCTACGGCGAGCACAGCTCGGGCAACGCGATCGACGTGATGATCCCGAACTGGAACACCCCGCAGGGCAAGGCGGTCGGTGACGCGGTGGCGGCCTGGGCCCTACAGAACGCGCAGGCGTTGGGCCTGACGCACGTCCTGTGGCAGCAACGCAGCTTCGGCCCGGGTGACCGGACAGGCTCGCCGATGGAGGACCGCGGCAGCCCGACACAGAACCACTACGACCACGTGCACCTATTCATGAACCAGAACGGGGGCCAGCTCCCCACCGCCCCGCTGATGCCGCCCGGCGGCACCTACAGCGGCACGGGTCGTCTGTCGGGCTCAGGCGCGTCAAAGGTGCGGGACGCCGAGAACCGACTCGCCGACGCCGAGGGGGATGTCCGCGAGAAGCAAGCACGGCTGGCCGAGGTCCAGGCCGACGCGGACGCCAAGGAATCCCAACGGATCAGCGCGGAAGAGGATTTGGCGAAGGCCCGCCGTGATCGTGACACCGCCGCCGCCGAGCTGGCCGACGCACGCAACGCGCCGGCCGACGACACCCGAGATGGCCGCAGCGGCGGGGTAGACGGCCAATCCTTCGGCCGCGACATGCTCTCCGGCGCGCTCGAAGCCATCGGGCTCGACGGCGAGATCTTCTCCGACCCCACCCAGTGGGGCATCTGGAAACTCGGTGCGGGTCTGCTGAACTACGGCGGCGGACTGCTCAAGGGTGCGCTGGGCGGGCCAGCTCAGGGCAACCTGTGGGGCCCGCCAAACCAGCACGGCATGGGCGGCTACCCCGGCCCCGGCAACAGTGTTGGCGACGGCGGCCTCGGCGACATCGCGTTCAACGACCCCGGCTCCCCGGTCGGCAACACGCTGAGCACGTGGCTGCCCAACGTGTCGGACTTCCTGCCCAACAGCCAGTCGGGCAAGACGGGCGACAACATCACGACCAACCAGAACACCAACAGCCACAACACCACCGGCACGGCCTACAACGGACCGATCAGCGTCACCAATAACTACGGGGCGGGTCAGCAGCCGCGCGGCAACACCCTCACCTCGGGTCTACCGAAGGTCTAAGGAGCTAGACGAGCGATGACAGCAGTTTTCGACCGTAGCCAGCGGCACTATAAGTCGGCCAAGGCCGAGTTCCGTCGGGAATGCGAGGATCTGCACGCCGAGTGCTGGCTGTGCTTCGAGCCGATCAACTACAGCCTGCCGTCGGGGCATCCCGAGAGCTTCTCGGTCGACCACGCCAAGACGGTCAAGGACCATCCTGAGCTCGGCGACGATCCAGCGAACTTTCGGCCCAGCCACCTGCTGTGCAACCAGCGCCGTGGTGACGACGAGCCCCACATCGATATCGGGGAGCCGTCCGAGGATTGGTGACGCTCGACTACAGCGGGTCCGGCACCACTAGGCCGCCGAGATTGCGCCAGTGCTCAACCAGCACGGGATCGGGGGTCTTGTTCATCGCGCGCTCATAGTCCCGTTCAGCGCGTTTCACGATGTTGACTCTGCTGGCCTCCACCTGGCGTCCAGCTCGCGGGAGCGCTCCCGCCATCCAGGGTCGAACTGCTCGAAAAAGTCAGCATGGGGAAGTTTCGTCGAGTCGATCGACTTGAGTTCCCTCACCTGTCGTAGATGGTCCAGCGGCACCAAGTCGCGACCGGTTATCGCGAGGCCCGATGGCACCGGGGAGCCATAGCGCAGCGCCAACCGCAACGTATCGACATCGAAGGGTCGTTCAGCCGGGTCCCAGGTGAGTCGACCGAGGTCGATCGGGATCTCGGGATGCTCTTTGGCGAGCCGATCGATCAGGTACTCGCTGATGTCGCGCCACAGCAGGGACAGGTTGGGCTGAATCAAGTAGTACACCCGCGCATAGTAGACGGACGTCGCTCGCGGGTGCGTTGAATGCGTTCGATCGCAATGCCATCCGTGTTAGAACTTCCGCATGGGCGCGGGAGACCTAGTCGGGGTGGTCGGCGGAGTGGTGGGGGCAGTTGCCGGGCTCGTCGCACTGATCTACGCCCACAAAGCCAACACCAAATCCGACTCTTCCAACGATCTCGCCCGCACGGCCAACGATCTGGCCAGCACAGCCAACACGCTGGCAACCGAGGCCAACACCACCGCCGACAACGCTCTCGAAGTCGCGAAGGAAGCCAACCAGTACAGCCACCGTGACGAGGCGCGGGCCACCGAACGCCACGACGTCCACTGGGACGAAGGATGGGAATCGCTTCAGCGAGGCATCTACTGCCTGACCAAACGCGGCGACGACGAAGCCCACGACGTCAAGGCCACCGTCACCTTCGCAGGCCAAGAACTCACCCGCCGCGCATCGCTGATCACCGACGATAAGACGTCGCTGTCGTTCGAATTCGGCAGCGCCGCATACGACGCAGCCCAGCAGGCCTACAACGACTCGCTCCGACGCGGCTCAATGTCCGCCTCAGTCGCGGTGCGCACCGTTCAGGTTCACGTGGACTGGACCACCAGACTGGACGCCCCCAAGCACTACGAGAACAGCAGCCCCATTGTGTTGGTGGGCCCGGCGACGGGTAGAAGGTAGCAACACGGACGGCACCGGTCGGCGCAGCGGCCAGCCAACCCTACATATTGCTTCTACCAGCCACCTCCTTGGATTACCGAAGGGATCTGATCTGGTGTCGGATAGAGAACACATCCCGGCCGACTTGGAGCGAGCTTTGATGATCGAGGCGGGTTATCGATGCGCCGTCCCTACCTGTCGCACCGTCGCACCACTTGAGATCGAGCACATCGACGACTATGCCAAGGTCGGCAAGCACGAGTTCGCCAACATGATCGTCCTATGCGCAAACTGCCACCGCATGAAGGGATCCGGGCCGAGACAGCTGGATCGCAAGGCTCTCAAGATCATCAAAGCCAACCTCGCCACAATTAACCACCGATACAACGACACTGAACGCCGAATCCTTGAGCACTTCACCGAGAATCCCGAAGCGGATGCGGTACTGCTGCCTGAAACTCCGGTCTTGTTCGGGTACCTCATCAAAGACGGTCTGATCGAGGGCCTCACGGATTACCACTATGCAGGGGGCGTCGGGGCGCTCCGTGTCGAGTTCGGCGACAATCAAGTCGCTACATCACTCGTGGGTATCGCCTGACTGAAGCTGGCCGCAGCTTCGTCCGCAGCCTCCGCGACAACCAAGGTTTGCCCTGACTCTTCCCAGCACCCGGTCGGGCCGGGCGCCGCACCCCACACCGCACGGGGGAGGGGGCAAAAGTGCGCGGACATCAGGCGTGGACCCACCAGCCCGGCTAGGGCCCTCTCTCCCCGGGTGTGGAGTGAACATCGCGCAGGGGGTGGGGGGCCTCGTGACCTGCCTGATGGGGGTCTGGGGCTGGTGGGCCGGGTGTGTACTTGCCGATCCGCTGAGGAGGGGCGTGTGAGGCGTCCTGGAGTTGCCGTAGCGGCCACGATGGAGGTGCATGAGCTCATCATGAAACCTGGTTCTGAGCTGGCGCCGATCCCGGCGACAGCCTGACCCGACGGCACAAAATGATGGCGGATATGCCATCAGCGCAGTCGGGAATGATAGCGCCGGTGCTATCGTTTAACGTGTGGCGAGCGTGGAGAAGATCGAGGCCGGGATGCGGGAGTCCGCTGCGAACGTGGACTTCAACGACCTGGTCAAGGTCTGTAGGCGCTACTTCGGTGAGCCACGCCGGAGTGGCGGCGGCAGCAGCCACCTGGTGTTTATCGCGGCGGGCCTCCGCGACCCCCGCCTGAACGTCCAGGAGAAGAACGGGCAGGCTAAGCCGTACCAGGTCAAGCAGGTACTGCGGGCCATTGACGAGATCAACGCGGCAAGAGAGGAGAACCGCTGATGCCCAACCATTACACCTACCGGGCCGAGTGGTCGCCCGAGGACGACGAATACGTCGGCCTGATCGCAGAGTTCCCCCGGCTGTCGTGGCTGGCCCCTACCGCGGCCGAAGCTATCTCCGGCGCCGAGCAGCTTGTCGACGAGGTCCTGGCTGACATGGCAGAGACGGGTGAAACCCCGCCGGAGCCGCTCAGCGAGCGTCGCTACAGCGGCAAGCTGTCGGTGCGGACCAGCCCCGAGCAGCACCGCCAGCTCACCATCGAGGCGGCTGAGCAGGGCGTATCGGTCAACCAGTGGATCGTCCAGAAGCTATCGGTACGAGCACAGCCGGGGCCACAGCAGGCTGGCGCGCTGATGGCACCAGGTTTGCCCGGTCGCCTCTGGTTCGACAGCTCGGCCTTCACTAACCTCTACGCGGCGTGCAACCGGGACCTCAACGAGCGGTCCAAGCAGGTCCGTGAGGACGCGGAGCAGATCGCCGAGGCGATGGCGGAGACGCTCAAATCGCACAACCTGTTTATCTTCACGGGGCCGGGAGGACCGATCGGGGTGCGCGGAGCGATGACGTGCAGCGCCAGGAGGGATGCCGACATCGGCGCGGCGGTGCCGCTCGATGACTTCGACATCATGGTCGACTGAGGCGCACTGGGGGCGGTAGCTCAGTCGGTTAGAGCCACGCACTCATAATGCGTAGGTCGTGGGTTCGAGCCCCACCCGCCCCACTCGCTGAGCTAATCTGGACAGCGCTGCGGCCGCAACGGGCCGGTAAGCGCCTGATCTTCGTGAGGACCTGTTTGATGGGGTCGGGCCGCCGCAGCCCTGCAAGGGCCGGATCTTCGGATTCGGCCCTTTTTGCTGCAATTTGCCGCTCTGAAACTTCTGTAGTGGAAGTTGCGACCATTTCGGTCATTAACTGCCATATCGCCCAATTCAATTGAAGCACTAGCCATTTCGTGACTGCACCTTTTACGGTCGCAGCATGACAACGACAGCACCCAGCATCACTGACCTGATCGTCCGCTCCGCTACCCACATGCCGCCCGGCAGCATCCCGCACTCCATGTGGCTGGACTGGTGTGGCCAGTTCGAGCGGGCGGGAGCGTTCCGGCACCTCGACCCATCGGATGCCCGCACGGTGGCGGCACTGATCACCGGGGCGCTGTGCCACGGCGACGAGACCCGCGAGCTGCGCCGTCAGGCCGAGGCCCTTATGCAGGGCGATTGGCATTGGGCAGCCGACCCGGCGGCAGCCGCTACCGCGCTGATGACGGTCGCGGCCATCGTGGACTCGCTGTGAGCGCGTCCCTGCTGCGGAACCTGCGAGCGCAGGCTAGGCGGCGTGGCTGGCGCGTCGTCAAGACCGGCGAGCTCGTCGATATCTGGGGCAGCGACGAAGTGATACCGGTGATTTCCGGCGGACTCCCGTTCGTTGCCGACTGGTTGGCGGCGCGAATGGAACGGCAGCAGTCTGGCCCGGCGTCGTTGGCGGCACCGGAGCAGTGGCGGCCACTGCTTGATTGCTACCGCGATGAGCTGAAGGCGGCGCATCGGACGCCCCAGACCATCGCGACTCGACTATCCCACGTGACAACCTTCGCCCGCTGGGTCAACGTCGCGCCGGCCGACGTCACGCGCACGCACCTCATCGAATACATCGGGCGACCGGACCGCGCGGCGACAACGGCGCACGGGATCCGCGCATCACTGCGTGACTTCTACGCGTTCGCCATCGCACGCGACGCTTGTCCTTGCGATCCTGCCTCCGACCTTCCAGCCATCCGGCAGGCTCGTTCTCGGCCTCGACCGTGCCCAGACGACGTGGCCCGTATCGCTCTCACTCGGGCAACTGACAAGCGGGTACGGCTGGCCGTCCGCGTCCTGATCGAAACGGGTCTGCGCCGCGCTGAGATGACGCGGCTGCGTCCCGCCGATGTCATTGGATCGGCGGGCGGCTGGGCGCTGCACGTCAGTGGCAAGGGTGGGGATGAGCGGATCGTGCCCATCTCGGATGAGCTGGCGGGCGAGCTCCGCGACTTACCAAGTGAGTTCGTATTCGAGTCCGCCCGAGGTGGTCCCGTCACTCCCAGGCATCTGGGCCGGCTGGTGGGTGCTGTGCTACCAGATGCCTGGACAACCCACACGTTGCGGCACCGCTTCGCGACGCAGGCATATCGCGCGACGTCGGACCTGCGAGCCGTACAGGAGTTGCTCGGCCACTCAAGTCCCACCACCACCGCGATCTACACGGCCGTCGCTGATGACGCCATGCGCCGAGCGGCGGCCGCTGCAGCGCTATGA